GCCGCGCGCCCGAAGTCGACCAGGGAGCGCACCTTCTCCCGCAGCCGGCGCTCGAAGTCGGCCTCGTCGAGGGCGTAGACCTTGGCGAACGCCCGCGCCTCCCGGTCGCTCATCTCGCCCGAGGAGACCAGGGACTTAAGCCCCGTGATCAGCGCGTTCGGGTTCGCGGGCACGACCGCCTTCGAGCACTCCAGGAGGTCGCAGGTCAGGAACTCGACCCCGTACTTCCCGAGCCCGATCTTCTCGCGCTCCTCGTCGGTGTGGTCGTCCTTCGCGTCGAGCGGCTTGAAGCCCACCGACACCGCCCGGAGCGCGCCCTTGTCGACCATGCGGAGCACGCGCTCGGCAAAGGGATTCTCCTCCTCGCCGAGGAACTCGACCGACCCGAGCAGGGCCTTGCGCGCGGGGGCGCCGGCCGCGGCCTTCTCGTCGACGAAGTTGCGCGTGCGCCAGACCCGGATCGACCGCGCGATCGGCGGGTTCCAGGATTCGTGACCCCACAGGAACACGGGCTCGCTCGCGTAGTTCGCCGTCAGCCAGCCCTTCCCCCCCTTGGAGGGGAAGACCCGGATCACGTCGCCCATCCGGTCGACCGTCTCGTCGGAGAAGACGTACGTGCGCACGCGATTCTCCGCGCCCTCGTTCGCCTTCGTCTCGAAGAAGACCTCGTCTCCGTCTCGCGTCTCGATGCCCTGCCCGAGCAGGCTCGCGCCGCGGCCCCGCATCGAGACCCCGACGTCGGCCTTGACCGCGCGGACCTCCTCAGCGTCGTACTGGCGCAGCGACTCGATCGTCGCCAGGCCCATCATGATCTGCTCGCGAAGCTCGTTCGTGCGGTCCATCGCTACTCTCCGAGTCCAAGTTGGGCGGCGAGGGTTTCGGCCAGAATCGGCTCCTCCTCGCACACGCAGTTGATGATCTGGCCCGCCGGCCCGAGCGGGTCGCGGACGTGCCGCATGATCGAGCCGTCCGGCATGATCCACGGGGCGGTCGTGTCCCGCTTCCGGCCGTCCATGAGCCAGTGCTGGTGGCGGACCTTGCCGCCCTCCTCGTACGGGGGGAGCGCCTCGGCCGGGACCGCGGTCAGCCATCCCGTCCCGCTCGTCACGCCCTGGGCGTGCGCCTCGCGCATCCGCTGGTCCCGGATGATCCCGGAGACCTGCCCCAGCTCCGTCCGAGCGATCGTTCGGGCCCGGGCGCGGTGCTTGGCGAACTCCGAGCGCACCTCGGTCTCGAGGTCCGAGAGCGCCGCCGCGACCCGCTCCTGGAGCGTCCCCACCGCGACCGTGTCCCGCATCGTCCGCAGGAAGACCGTCCGCAGCCGGCGCGCGACGAGCGAGTGCTGGCCCTCCGCGACCTCGATCGCCTTCTCCCGGAAGCTCTGGATCACGTCCGGCTGGACGTCCGTGAAGAACGCCCCCGCCTCCGACAGCTCGGCGACGATCGCGGCGTTCGCCGACGCCATCGCGTTGAGGTTGCCCTTCTCGAGCGCGGCCCGCCATCGGGCCTCGCCCTCCGAGAGGTCCGCGATCATCTGGTCGATCTCGGCCTCGCTGATCTCCGCCCGCGCCATGTAGGCACGATCGACGAGCGCGCGGAGGTCGGCGCCGAGGGCCTTCGCCCCCTGGGCCTGGACCCACCGCTCCGTCCGGGGCCAGTAGCGCTCCGCGGGGGGCTCGAGGTCGGCGCGGTCGCAGCGGACCGGCTCGGGGGTGTCGAGCGGGCCCGGGCGGCCGAGCCTCTCCGCCTCGTCCGAGTCCGCCTCGAACGCCCGGATCAGGGCCGAGGCGCTCGCCTTCGAGAGGGGCGCGGTCCGCGGGAGCGGGTGGGGCGTGGACGAGCGGCCCTCGGCCTTGCCGGCGGCGATGGCGCGGAGGTGCTCGAGCTGCGCCACCCGCATCGCGTAGAACGCGCTCCGGCCCCTCCGGGTCGTCCCGTTGATGTAGCCCTCGAGCGGCTCCCGGATGGCCCGCCAGCGGGCGCGGCGGGAGGCGATGGTGTCCTCGGCCTCGGTGGCCGGCGCGGCGCGCTGAGCCCGGTCCGAGCGGTCGCAGCCCAGGGCGGAGCGGATCGAGGCGCGGACCGCGGGCCAGTTGTCGACGAGCCCCAGGGCGTCCGTCGATGGCTCGACGATCCCGTGGCGGACGAGAGCCGCGCCCACGGCTTCGTGGCTCTCCGGCGCGCGGTCGTACCACTCCCGGGCGGCGTCCAGGCTGCGGGCCCGGAGCAGGGAGCGGGGCATCCCGGCGGCGAGCAGGTCCGAGATCAGGGACCCGGCATCGGCTCCGCGCTGGACGGACCGCCCCCGCGGCGCCTTGGGCTTCATGGGGCCGCAGGGCGTGTCGGCCGGGGCCGGGCTGCCACCGTCGTCGACCTCGTTCCGGCTCGGGTTCGAGCGCGGGGAGGGGCGCTCGTCCGTGACCGGGCAGGACATCCCGCGCTGAATGGCCTCGCGGGCCTGCTGGCGATACCAGTCGGGCAGGGTTGGGGAATCGACTCCCTGCCGGAGGAACGCCAGCGAAACGCCCTCGATTGCCTCGAAACGCCTCAGCGTCATCAGGACATCGCGACGCTTGGCCGGCTTGAGATCCTCGAACCAGTCGAACGCCTCATCCCACCGCCCCTCGATCGCGGCGACGAGCGTTCCACGTGGAACACCGGCCGAGCGGAGGTCCAGGAGGCGGCCTTCCAGGCCCTTCGCGGCGCGGTCGCCGTCGTCGTCGGGGTCCTCGGCGTCCGGGTCGTCCGGCGTGTCCGGTTGATCTGACGGGGCCGTGGGGGCCGGTGGGGGCGCCTGGGGCGGCGCAGGGACCGCGCCCTCCGCGACGTCCTCGAGCCGCGCCCAGGTGCCCGTGATGAGGGGCACGTCCCCGCCCGGGATCTCGTCCTCGACCTCGATCCCGGCGAGCTGGAGCGCCCGGTTCAGCGGCACGCCCATCCGCTGGAAGGCGGCGGCGGCCTCGACGTTCTCCGGGAGATTGCCCTGGAGGGCCTCCACCATCGACGTGTCCCAGCCCGCGTAGAGGCGCGAGACCCCGGGGTCGCGGGATCGCTGGAACAGGTGGGACGTGATCGCGTCCGCGATCAGCGTCAGGAGCGGCGAGATCGTCAGCGTCCAGAAGACCCGGAGGAAGCCCCGGAACGTCGCGTAGTTCTCGGCCTGGTCCCCGAGCAGGGCCGGCGGGACGCCGAAGACCGACGCGATCACGAACCGCCCGTCCTGAGTCGTCTCCGCGAACTGCATGTCCCGCGGCTTGGGGGCGTTCGGGTGGTACTCCGCCTCCCACAGGACCGGGGTGCCGCCGGAGCGGCTCGAGGTGTCGAACTGGCGCTCGATCGAGTCCTCGAATGCCCGCATCTCGGCCGGGGTCGGGCGCTTGCCCGTGAGGGACTTCGCGTTGACCCAGCCCCCGATCTCCCCGCCCCCCGAGAGGAGCTGCGCCACGAAGCGCTGGGCGTACCAGAGCTGGGCCGCGATCCCGAACGCCGCCCCCATCGGGCCGATGCCCCGGGAGGGCTTGGTCGGGTTCGTGAGCTTGATCAGGGCCACGGCCTCGACCGGGTAGTCCTTCGTCCGGCCGTGCCCGCCCACCGGGACACGCCAGTGGGTCGTCCGGCCGGTGTCGTTGTCCGTGACCGCCTCGATCCCCGGCCCTCCCATGACCGGCACGATCCGGGTCGGGGTTGCGATCTTCGGCTCCCCGGTCCCCGCGCCCATGATCTTCACGGGCTCGTTCTGGTCGTCGAGCAGGAACAGGAAGCACTCCCCCGCGAGGCCGAGTCCCTGGGCGACCCGCTCCAGGAACTCGAGCTGGGACTGGTCGGGGTTCGGCTTGTCGAGGAGCTTGGCGATCGGGTGGCTGTCGGCCACCGGGGTCTCGCCGTCGAAGGCCGTCATCGTGGCCTGGGAGATCCCCTCGACCCACCGCCGGACGCAGGAGTAGACCCACGGGACCTGGGCGTAGGGGTCGCGGAGGTCTTCGTGGGCGACCGTGAGGTCCCCGTATTGCCCCCCGGGCCAGAACCGCCGGCCTTCCCCGGTGTTCGTCAGCCACTCGTTCACGCTCGCGGCCCGGGCGGAGGCGCTCATCGGGCCCACGCGACCAACGCGCGCTGATTCCGAGCCCCCGTCGGGCGCCGCGTGGAAGCCGATCGCGTCGGATTCGGTCATCGTGGCATCCGGCCCCGGACGAACGAGACCCTGTCGAGGACCGACGAGGGCCGGGAAAGCGCCATGACCAGCGCGTCCGCGTAGTCGGGGGACCGTCCGAGCTTGGCCTTGATCTGCTCCTTGGGGATGATCTCGAGGACTCCCTTCGCGTCGTAGCGATAGGGGATGGCGACAAGGTCTGTCCAGACCTCCCGGTAGGTTTCCGGGATCGAGAGCTGGCCCTCTTCGAGCAACCTCCGGGCGCTCCAGTACAGCTCCGTGCGGCGGTTCTTGGCCTTGTGGCGGGACCCGGCGAGGTGGTCCCACTCGCCCACCGTCCCGGATCCGAAGTCGACGTCGTCGACCACGAACCCGATCTCCGCCAGCTTGTCAACCGCCCCCGCACCGAGGCCCGTCACGTCGACGTGGACGCACTCCGGGGGGACCTTCCAGGAGATCGCGAGCGACTTGGCGATCCCCGCCGTCCGCATGAGGTCGGCCTTCGCCCAGGTGTGGACCGCGGACACGACCCCGTCCACGACCAGGAGCGCGACGCAGGAATCCCCCCCGTACCGGGCCACGTCGAGCCCCATGTGCCGGCCGGGGAGCGCGGTCGGCTCGGCGGTCCGCGAGCGCTCGAGGAGCCACGCCGGGAACAGGCCGTACTCGTCCTCGTCGGGGAACTGGCCGAGGACCTGGATCTGGTACATCGCCGACCCCTCGCCCAGCTCTTCGATGAGCGGGTCGAGGTAGTGGCGGCGGGAGATGATCCGCTCGGGCGCGTCGAAGGCCGAGATCGTGTGCCGGCCCACCCGGGACTCGAACTTCTCCGACGTGAGGTGCTCGTAGAAGGTCCCCGATCGCAGGTAGGTGTTCCCGATCTCCAGGATCGCCGAGCGCCCCTCCGTGCCGAACGTCCGCAGGCGCTCGTAGATCTCTGGGCGCACCGCGTTCGCCTCGTCGATCAGGACGAGCACGCCCCCCGGAGCGTGGAGCCCCTGGAACCGCGAGGGTTCGCGCACCGAGAGCCCGGTCGCGTACCACTTCGGGCGGCCTTCGACGTTGACCCGCGTCTTGAGCACGTCGCCGCGGAGCGGGAGCTTGGCGTCGTGCCAGGCGTCGTCGATCTCGCGCCAGATCACGTTCTCGACCTGGAACCAGCCGGGCGCCGTCGTGACGACGAGCGAGTCCGTGCGCGTCTGGTGCCAGGCGATCGCGAGCCGAGACGCGAGCCACGACTTCCCCACGCCGGGCGCCGCGGCCACCGACGTCCACA